AACCACCTAAAATTTTAATAAATAAAGAATCTGAAAAAGATTTGATTGATGCACAAATGACTGGTTTTGGATCAAGAGTTGGATTTTTTACAAATGTTTCAAGTACATTATATTCTCTTTTGTATAATTTTGAAAAAGGCAGTAAAGAGTGGACTTCTATATTGAATCGTTTAAAATGGGGACGGGCGATTCAAGGTATGGAAATAGATCGGCAAAAAGGACTCATTGTTCCTTCTTTTCCTGAGTACTGGGTAAAATATAAAAAAATAAACGACACGATGAAAAAGAAAGAAAAAGAAAGAGTAGAATATAACAATAAAATATTGGCAGATAAGAGACCATTATTTTTTATTTATTTGTATGACTCTTATATGAGAAGATACAAAAAAGAGAAGTTACTGTTTGATAATATTTCACTTACTAGATACGGGATTACTTTTGATGAATTAGTAAACTTGGAAATAAAAACAAAAGAACAGATAGAACTTATTGAGAAATATTATAGAAAAACATATTTTATCAAGAACAACAGTCCTATGAATTTGATTTCTAAACATATGGAGAAAGAGATAAGGAAAATCCAATCTATTAAATCACAAGAATCAAAAGATTTTGATTATAAACTTTTAGCATCAAACAATTTCAAAATTCCAAATAAAAATGAAATAGAAAAAGTAAAACTACTATTCAAAGAGTATAAATCTTTAAAAAGAAGTTTAAAAAATCCAAGATTTGAAAATGAAGATTTGCAGTATTCCACAGTAAATGAGGTATTCAAGTATATAAACTCAAAAGCTTATTCTGCCATAAATAGTAATCAGGAAGAACTTTGTAACACTATGATTTATTGTGTTTATAACGTTCTTGGAGCACAAAGTAAATCTTTTCTTTGGAATTGTTTCGGGCAAGAGGTTTACGAAAACGTTTTTGAAAAAAAGAAAGATAAATTTGTAAAGATACCAATGCCCAGTAAAAATGGTAATATTGAATATCTTTGGAAAAAATATGGGGTTTTTACCATAAACGTAGAATGGGAATAATATATTAAAAATGATGCGTAGTTTTTTCAATAACGAAAAAGAGGAAGCGGAAAAAATTTTTAAAAACGGCTTTATAAATCATGAATTTAATGGATATGAAGCATATTTAGTTGCAAAGTACTATCGTTATATTTTAAATTACAAGGATCAGAAAGTAAAAAGTTCTTTGATTTCATTTTGTCAAAGCGAAGACAAGTTATTTAATTATATTATAAATAGAAAAACAATTCTTGAGATTGTAAAAAATAGTCAATCAGAATGGAAGAATAAAACTAATAAAATAATTATTACAAAAAACGAACTTGAAAACATATCTAAACTAAAAAACTTTAATCATCAGAAGATTTTATTGGCTTTTTTAGTTTTTGCTAAACGGGATAATGGATATGTATATAGAGATAGATGGTCAGATATAAAAAGACTTTCTAATATTAGGATAACAGATAGAGAAATTTATCATATATTGCATAAAGCGTATTTATTAGGGTTAATTAGAGACAGTAACCAAAATCATTTTATAAACTTTATAGAGAATCAAGAAGATGGAGAAATTGTTTTTTCTTCAGATAGGGATATATTTAGACTCTCTGAAATTTATAAAAAATATTTGGGAGGAGAAATTGGTTACTGTGTCTCTTGTGGTTCTCAGTTTGTAAAAAAGGGCAGGGGACATAGATATTGTGATGATTGCTCAGAGAAAAGAGAAAAAAATAATTTAAAAAATAGAGTTAAAAAGTATAGAAATAAAAACAGGTAACGCTTTTTATGCTCGATTTGTTTAATGGGTAGGAAAGGTGTGGGGTGTGGGTTTTCTTGACAAATCCATACTTTTGTGGTATACTGTATTTTAGATGGATAGGTTTGGAGTAATTACCCAAACTAAAAAGCACAATCCCTAGTGCCTTCCATCTATTTTAATTTATAGGGAATTGTTGAAAGGGAAAATAAAATGCCGTCAGGTTATACAAGAATGAGTGAGGAAGTAAAAGAAATTGTTCATAATAGAAAATACAAGTATATTAAAGATTATTTCGATGAAAATAAATATAGAAGAGTAATTATTGAAGATAAAAGTGGATATAAGTATGATGTTTCTTTTAATTCTTTTTTACACCGAAATAATTTTAGATTTGTGGACAAAGGAAATCCTTTTACTTTGTCTCATAATATTCCGTTGTGGTTAAAAATAAATAACAGCCAATTTAAATTATTAAAAAACAATGAATACAAAGGAAGTAACACAAAATTAAATTTATATTGTGATAAATGCGAAGACTATCCCAAAATGAGTTGGCATGATATATTAGGTAATACCAAGTGCGGCGTTTGTTCAGGTAATCAAACTGGTTTATATCATAATTTAGAGAAAACACACGATAAAATATCTTCTGAATGGCATCCAACTAAAAACGGAAATTTGACTCCAAAAGATGTTACCTACGCCTCAAATAAAAAAATATGGTGGTTATGCCCAAGCGGTCACAGTTATTGCTCGGCGGTATACAGTAGAACAAATGGTACAGACTGTAAAATATGTTCTGATTCTTTACATGAATCAAAGATAGCCACAAAATTAAAAGATTATATTTTGAATAAATATAATGCAGAAAAAGAATATCCAATATTTATAAACCCTAAAACAAATCGTCCTCTTCCATTTGACATTTATATTTTTGGAGGAGAAAAACCAGATGCAGAGGGTGTTTATATAGAAGTTCATAGTTGGCAACACTATAAATTAGATACTTGGCACAAACGATTGGCGGATAAAAAAGGGACGACCCCAGAAGAAGAATTTAAAAATCAAAAACATAGAGACAGACTTAAGCGCAGATTTGCTCGTAAACACGGAACATATATAGAAGTAGACCTTCGTAAAATAAAAACAACAGAAGAAGCAATTGAGTACGTCGAGTCAATTCTTGAAAAAATAAAAGATGAAAAAAACGAATGATTTACTGAATTACATAGCTAAGTCTCGAAGGTTTACAAAAGAGGATGTAAAAATAATCATTGAGGCTTTGATTGAATACATGGAAATTTGTGCTGAAAACCAAGAAGTTTTGAAAGTGCGGGGATTCGGTATTCTCTCATATGTCCCGATTCCAGCTAGGAATATTTCTGGCTATACAGATAAACAAGGTGAATATCACGAACCTAAAAAACTCCCTCCTGCTATAAAGATCAACTTTCGACTAGCAGAGAATATTAGAAGGTACGGATCAATTAACTCAAGAAAAAACATTCCTTCACAAGAGGATTTTGACGAAAACGAGACCCTTGACAATATTGAAGATTAGTGGTAGAATTATTGTAGATTAAGGGTTGGGTAGACTCAACCCGAATGAAAGTCGGAAAGCCTTCCGAAATGGATTCAAAAGGATAAAACGCCGACTTTCTAATCTTATTGACTCGTATCTCAACTGGCGGAGAGTCACACTGTTAATGTGAAGGTTGATGGTTCAAATCCATCCGAGTCAGCTATATGGGTATAGTTCAGCCCGGAAGAACAATTGCTTTGGGAGCAAGAGGTCGAAGGTTCAAATCCTTCTATCCATATTGATTAATTTATTGGCGTTTCGTATAACGGTAGTACACATGCCTTTGGAGCATATGGTAATTGTTCAATTCAATTAACGCCAGCTAACTTTTAGGAGATAAATGACAGATTACAAAAACGAAAAAGGGTTTCAAGAAATTTTGTCAATGTGGCAATCCAGTAATGGCAATAGCACTACTCCTTATTGGCAAACTCTTTCTGAAAAATACGGGGACTCTGTAGAGGCTATTAAATCATGGTTCAAGCGTGAAAGGAATAAAAGAGGATTGAATAAATCAAACGGAAGAACAATGCAACAAAGTCCTGTCGTTGGGGTTTTCGATGTAGAAACTTTGCCTTTGAAGATAGAAGGTCATTTGTGGGCTATTCACGATCAATACATTCCTCACACGATGATAAAGGATTCTTGGAAAATGCTAGGATGGGCTGGTAAAGTTCTTGGAGAAAATAAAATCTATTCTGATATTATGACTCCTAAAGAAGCCATTGAAAGAAACTCGTTCAACGTTGTTCAATCTGCAAGAGCTTTTATGGACAAGTTGGATATTGTTATTTGGCATAACGGAAATGATTTTGATGCCAAAATTTTAAATAGCGAATTGGCTTATCATAAACTTGACCCTCTTCATTATCGGAGCATTGATACGTTACAATTGATCCGATCAACTTTTAAGTTACCATCTTATAAACTTGATTATGTAAACACTTATTTTGGTATTACTCGAAAGATTCACAATGATGGTCAAGTTCTTTGGGATAAATGCCTAAAGGGAGATAAGAAAAGCCTCAAAGAAATGGAAACATACAATCAAGGAGATATTGTTGCAAACGAGGATTTGTTTTGGACAATACAACCATATGTAAAAGGTCTTCCTAATTTTTCAACATATAAAGTTGAAGTTAAGACTAAAGAATGCAATTGTGGTGGAACATTTGTTATTGATAAAAAACATCCTTATTGGTACACAAATTTAGCAAAATACGAAAGATACGTTTGCGGAAGTTGTGGATCAATTACCAGAGGAAGAAAAACTGTTTTATCCAAGTCTTCTTCTACGAATTTATTAACTGGTTATTAGAAAACATTATCCAGTGGGGAAATTTAATCGCTATTGTTCGGGGGCAAAACAATAATTCACATTTATCCTTATGGGGGAAATTGCGAACACGCTTAGTTTATACTAGGCGTGTTTTGTTTTATTTGGAAAGGAGTCAGTCTTGGATTTTCAAAACACTGGTTTAAAAATATACGATGTAAGTTTATATCAAACAGTTCTGTTTGAATATATCAATGAAAAAAGAGTATTACTTCCTCCAGAAAAACAAAAGCATATTGATTTCAATAAAATGAAACAAAAGGCGAAAGCAGTAATTATAAAATCTGGACAAAGAGATTACAAAGACCCTGCATTTGATGTTTCTTGGCGAAATGCAAAAGAAGCGGGTATACCTAGAGGGTCATATTGGTTTTGTGATAAATTCAATACACCAAGAGATCAAGCAAAACTCTATTGGTCTTACATGAAAAATGATGTCGGAGAAGGAGTTTTATCTGCCGATTTTGAAACTGGTTCGTGGACAGATTTAAATAACTTATATGTTTTTGTAAACGAACTGCAACAATTATCTGGTTTTTCAAACGAAAGAATAGTGATTTACACAAATTATTATTTCTTCATGGAAGCCAAACAAAATGCTAAACGAGAATGGTTTGGTCAATTTCCTTTATGGATAGCATCTTATACAAATGATCCAAAACACGTCAAGATACCTCCTGTCTGGAAAGAATCTTTGATTTGGCAATACGCCACGCCTGTCGAGGGAGAGGATGCCGGGGTACATTCAAAAGAGATTGACGGAAATTGGTTCAACGGAGATATAGATAAATTTAAGAAGTATTTTGGTGAACCAACTAATGAAAACGGAGAGGTTATAGAAACCCCTCCATCTTTAAAAAATAAAAAAATTAAATTGGAATATAAAAATGATGGAATCTCAATTGACTTTATCAAAAAGTCTGATAAATGAACTACATAGATTATACGACATTCTCTGTGGAGAATATTTAGTTATAGAAGAAGACTTTTTAAAGTCTCCATCTATAGAAAAAAGAAATATCGTGACTATTAAAAAAAGTACTATTTTAGAGCTAGATAGATTTATTCAAGGACTATAAGGAGATGTTATGATAAAAGGAAATATTAATACAGGGTCTTTAACTATAAACTTGAGAAATATGCCCGTTGCGGACACAAACGATAAATCCACTATTGTCGGATCAATCAAAGCAGGTCAAACTTTTGAGGGATCAGTATATGAAAAAGATACGTTGGGGAGAAATTGGATAAAATTATCTTTTGTTAACGGGAGTCCAGTTTCAGGAATGTATTTGGCTTCATGGATTTCATCGGTTAAAATAACTGAAAATAATCCTGAAGTTCCAAACGAAGAAGAAATCATTGGGACTCCAACGTCTATTACAACAATTGAAGAATTTCTTGAAAATGGATCAATTAAAACAAGAACTACTAAGTGGGTAAATCCTCAAGTAATAGGGGAGTAAACGTGAAAACTCTTATAGTAGATTATCCATCTCTCGATTTAAAGTTTGAAAAGTTATCATTATCTCGTCCTTTAGGTGTTTATGGAATAATCAATCCCGACTACGAACAGGTGTGGAATACTCCTGACTATAAAGGAGAAGTAAAAACTTTAAAGAAGCTGGATAGAAATTCTAGAAATGAAATATTGGCTGGTAAAAAACAAGGTAGTGGATATAATTCTCCATCTGGACAATCTGTTCCTGCTACAGCTAGATTTTTAGATGACACTTTTGTTAATTTTACAAAAGAGTTACAGGTATGGTTTCACTACGTTTTAAATGGGGGTAAGACAAGTGAAATTCAAGCTAAAAAAGATTTCGCAAACTGCTTTCGTGATAATGCGTGGATGACAAATTTTGCTGGCTCTTGGACTAGAGCCGATTATATAAATGATAATGGTAAACCTACTTTTATACAACTTCAACCTATGGCTACTGGCGGTAGCCTTGTTAAAATAGTGGAAGAAGTAACTCACAAAAGGCAACCTGCTCTTTTAATAGAGGCGATAAATCCAAATGTTGATTTTAACATATATTCTCCTGAAAATCAAAGATGGCTATTTTTTAGACCAACAAATTCCGCAAGAGTTAAAATAGTTGATTCTAAAGGATATACTGTAGGATATAAAACATGGTATCAAGAACCATCTAATTCTTGGTATGGTGAAAAAATGGAAATGGGGATATGGGGTTTTATCAAAAACTCTAAAAGCTCTACTGGCTGGTGTAACATTATTGAAAAGTCTAGAGTTAGGATTTTAAATGATGGGGAAAAAGCACCTAATCCTTATGTTATGCGCGATGGTAGAATTTTAGAAAACCCTTACGAAAGTTTCTAAATAAAATGGGACTTTTATCAATACACTAAAACTGTCTGGTACATTGTATCAGGCATCTAGCCTATATAGTATAAATGGAAATTATAATCGGTTTGTACCCGATGGATTTGAGATCATACCTCAATGTAGGCTCTAAGAGAAAGATAGAACAGCTTCATGAACTGTTTGAAAAAGCGAAGTCTCCCGCTTTCTTTTTCTTATTCTTTGGAGAACAAAAGGAGAAAACGTATGGTGAAGACAAGAAGACTTCCGCCAGAAGTTACGGTGGAATCTGGATTACCGCAAGGATATAATTATTGTCGGAAATGCCAAAAGGTAAAAAAGATTTCCGATTTTTACAAGGCTACTGATTTATATTTGGATTCTAACGGTCATATGTCCGTATGTAAGGACTGCGTGAACGAAATGTATGTCTCGATATTAGATTCTGAACACGGATCAATATCCAAAACTATTTTGCGAATGTGTAGAATGTTAAATGTGAAGTATGATGAAAACGCAATAGCTTCTGCTTTAGAACATACTAAAATAAGAGAAGCCGATGAAACTAAATTATTTGGTTTTTATAGACTAAAATTACTTACGAACAATAGAACGGACGTTAGTGATACTTCTATTGATTTAACGTATAAAGATAATCCAATTGTAAATGGCGGATTTGATAAACCAGTAGAGTACGAAGTTTCTCAGGATGTAATTGATTTTTGGGGAGAAGGTCTTGATACTTCCGAATATGCTTGGTTAGAAAGAACCCTTGATGATTGGAAGAAGACTCATAAGTGTGATACAAAAGCTGAAGAAGTTTTATTTAGAGAAATTGTATTCAAACAATTTGAAATAGAAAAGGCGAGAAAAGCAAACTCCGCAACTGGCGGATTAATTAAAGAACTTCAGGACATAATGAAAACCGCATCAGTTGATCCCGCTAAATCTAATATTGCGGGAGCAGGTAAGAGTCAAGACACATTCTCTTCGTTTATAAAGATGATTGAGGAAAACGAACCCGCTGAAGTATTTGGAGAAGAAAGAGAAGCTTTTAAAGATTTTCAAGGTATTGAAAAATATTTTGAAAAATATGTTGTTCGCTCTATTAAAAACTTTATTACTGGTAGTAGAGATTTCAATATCGATTCTGAGGAAGAAGAAATTGAGGGTGAAACCGAAGAGTTCGAACCTTTAAATTACAACCCTGAAGAAAACGAAGCTTCTTCTGATAATTCAGACGAGGTGGAAAATGTCGTATAAAAACTACGAAGATGACTTTAGAAAAGACTCTTCGACCCAAGACGTTTTTCGTCAAAGAAAAGATATGGTTAATAGAGATGTCTTTTCAAAAGAGAGAAAAGAGCGGTATAAAAGATACATTACGTTCTTCAGACTAAATCCTAATATTTTTATTAAGCACTATTTTGGGATTTATCTTCATCCTTTTCAAAGGTTAATGATTTGGGTTCTTCAAAGAAGCAACTTGGCATATATTGTAGCGGCTCGTTCCGCCTCAAAAACATGGCTTATTGCTGTTTGGAGTTTGACCCTTGCAGTATTATATCCGGGTATTAAAGTTATTGTTTGTGCAAAGACAATAAAACAAGGGGCTTTGATATTAAGCGAGAAACTAACTTCTTTACGCGATAAACATCCCAATGTACAAAGAGAAATACTAAACATTACCACCAATGCAAACGTGAATGAAGCTGTGTTTAGGAATGGTAGTACAATAAAAGTTGTTCCGAGTTCCGAAAACTCAAGAGGTAAATAAAAATAAAAAAGTCAATGTTAATATTTTACATTAATAAATCCAACTGGAGGAACCTGTAAAATGGGAAAAGTTATAGTTTGGAAAAAAGAAGAATTAGATTTTATATCTGAAAATTACTTAGATATGTCTTATTCTCAAATAGGGGAAATTATTGGAAGAAGTAAAAAAGCCGTTTTGGTAAAAGCTAGTAAAATGGGCTTGAGAAAAGAACCCAAGAATAAATTCAATCAAGACATTTTTTCAAGAATAGATAGTGAAGAAAAGGCGTATTGGTTAGGATTCATTTTTGCAGATGGTTATGTTACCAAAAATAAACTCAATTCTTCTTTAGGTATAGAAATAAAATATTCAGATAAACAGCATCTTAAAAAGTTTAATCAATTTATTGATGGAAATATAGAAGTAAAAGACAGAATTAGAATTGTTGGAAAAAATCAAACGGAATGTAAAATGTCTTCTTTTCGACTTTACTCTAAAAAATTGGTAAATGACTTAATTGAAAAAGGTGTAACTCCTAAAAAATCTTTTACTATAAAATTTCCAAATATAGAAAAAGAATTTTTATTTGATTTTATAAGAGGTTATTTTGATGGGGATGGATCAATATCTGTTGAAAAAAGATCAAAACAGTTAAGATGTAATTTTACAACAGGCTCCCTTGATTTTGTTAACTCTATAAAAAATATTTTTGAAAAACATGATATTAAATGTTATATATCTAATCATAGTGGAAAATATTTTCAATTGACAATTTCTTCGAAAAGCTCCACTAAAAAGTTTTTAAACATAATATATGAAAAAGCAAGTGTATATTTGGATAGAAAGTTTAACTTTTATAAAAAAAACATTGACTTATTAGAATACATTCGAGAAGGATGGAATAAATAGTTGCCTCAATATGTGGTAACACATATTATTTAATTGCGGAAGAAATCTGGAAAGCTGAGACGCTAATCAGAGTGGAAGGCTATTTCTAAATAGTCACACGCAGAGCATAGAGATTGAAATAATATCTCCAAGAGTCCGCAACTCCGTTTTAAACGGATGAAAAGATATGCCGAACTTTAGAGAAAAAAATCTAAAGAATATAGGGATAAAAAGCCTTATAGATAACAAATTGAACAGAGCAAATTATATAATTATTGAAGAAAGCAGATTGGTTCCTAAAGAGATACTGGAGCAGGTTATTAAACCATTTCTTGAAACTAGAACGCCTCCGTTTAGATCAAAACCAGAATATGCAGAGAGAGATGATTTAATTCAAGAAGGTATTATCTCTTACATTACAAGTGCTTGGTATAAAAGCGAATATTGGTTTACTTATGTTAAATCAACAATAAAAAGAATGATGGCTGGAGACAAAACAGCGAATTTTCTTGCTTTTGATTATTTGATAAGCCTTAGACACAACATCAAAACAAAATTGATGCTTGAAAATGAAATGAGCGATGCTGATCCTATAACTGTCCAGATGGAGTATGAGAACCTTCCTTCTGGTCAATCAGGAAAAAGTTATTTCTCAATGTCTATGTTCAAAAGAAGCATGAAGAGAGCTTTTTATCCTCAACGAGCAGATGTTTACAATGAAAAGAAAAATCCTTTTGAGATTAAAAAAGTAGACGGAGAAATAAGAATTATATCTGTTGACGTTGCTACTCGTGCCAATAAGGTAAACGACCAAACAATTATTTCTTGTGCAAGACTTATACCGAATATAGGTAAAGGATATGCAAGGCAGTTGATTTATATGGAGTCTCATAAAGGTAAAAACACTGTTGTTCAAGCAAAAAGAATAAAAGAAGTTTTTCATGATTTTGAAGCAGACTGGGTTGTATTGGATTTACAAAACGCGGGAATTTCCATATTCGACTCAATGACTCAAGTAACTCAGTCTGAAGAGAGAGGAATTGATTATCCTCCAATGACTGTTGCAGATCATGAATTCATTGACGAAAAATTGAGGGAAGAACTTTTGGGAAGAACGTTAGGAATAGATGCTAAACCAGTTATATTCCCAATTCTCGCCACAAGTACATTAAACTCTCAAATAGCGGTTTCTTTTAGAAACGCATTGCAGAAGAAATTGTGGTCGTTTTTGGTTTCCGATAACGATATTGAAGAATTCCTAATGAAATCGTATAAAGACTTCATGACAAATGACAGCGAATCTTATCGCGCATTTTATTTAAATCCGTATCTTCAAACAACTTTGTTTATCGGAGAATGTGTTAACTTGGATATGATGCTTGTAAGTGGAAACATTAAACTTGTAGAAAAAGAAGGCAATTATAAAGATAGATACACTTCGGTATCGTACTTGAATTTTATAGCATCTTTATTTGATAAAGATTTGCTAAAAGAAACGGATGATACGAGCGACTGGGATGCTCTGCTCGGTGTAAGTTATATTGGTTAGGAGGAAACAAAATAAATGAATATATTAAATGCAATAAACGCAACAGCGACAAGTACAAATACTAGTACACTAGTTTCGGGTTCTATTTTGAACGCTACAAACGGAATGAGTGTTTCGTTTACAGTAAAAAATACTGGAGATACAAATAGTGTTGATTATTTAATTTTAGCAGGAAACGCTTCTGATTTAAGTGATGGAGTTACCATTCAAAACTCCGCAACATTAGCGGCTGGTGCAGTTGGATCATATTCGATTCAAATCGCGCCCTTTTGCTACTATGCCGTAAAAATCGCTTCAACTTCTGCTGGTAATCATACCACAATTGAAGCCAAAGGTAGAGTGAGAGGGTAGCATGAACGAAGAATTGAAGAAAAGATTCGAATATCATGAACTAGATGAAAATCAATTAGAATTAGTTGAAGAGTTAAGAAGACGTTTTATTGAATTAGCAGAATTTATAGATAAGGAATGTCCTGTCAGCAGGGAGAAGTCCCTCGCTTTGACAAACCTCGAAACTTCTGCTTTTTATGTAAACGCTTCTGTAGCAAGATACTCTTGACAGAATTAAGTTTTTGTGGTAAAATTGATTAGATGGATAGCTCGACGGAGCGAAAAGCACAATCCCTAGTGTCTTCCATCTATTTTAATTTATAGGGAATTATTGAAAGGGAAAATAATAATATGGGTTCTTTTATTGATATATCTGGGAATAAGTATGGCAGATTGCTGGTTGTTTCTCTAGATAGTATGCGTGGGAAACGCGGTGCTTATTGGAAATGCGAATGTGATTGCGGAAACATAAAAGTGATATGGGGAGCATCTCTTAAAAACGGAAAAACTCTTTCCTGCGGTTGCTATAATTCGGAAAAAACATCAGAGAGATGCAGAAATAACTTTAAAGATGTTTCTGGAAAAAGATTTGGAAAACTTGTTGCTCTAGAAAGAGTTTCAGCATTATATTTTTTTATGAAATATGTTTTTAATTCTGAGGCAATGTAAGATTCGTGTAAACACCCACAAGATTTTGTATTTCCATTTTTTAAACTATGTGCGGTAACAGAAGTTTC